TGCGCCAGTGGGTTACGGAGGCGCTGTGAGCGAGCCGGTTGACCGCAGCCTGCACACCACCGAGGCACAGCTGTCCGAGGCGCAGACCGCCGTCGCTGTGGCGACGCGCGGGCGGGACCTGGCGCTGCTCAACCGCGTGACGGCGCTGATCACGCCCCTTCAGATCCGCGTGCATGATCTCGAGGATGCCGTGGCGGCCTTGCAGCGGGAGGTGGCGGCGCTGCGCGCCGAGGTGGATGCGCTCATGGCGGCACTGCGGGAGCCATCGCCATGATCGACCGCATGGAGGCCGAAAGCCGGCTTGCTGAGATCCAGGCGCGGCGCACCATTCTGTTCGACCAACACCGCTCGGCGACGTTGCCGGAGCCGGAGCTGTTCGAACAGCTCCGGCGGCTCGACAGCGAGGAGAACTTCTGGCGGCTCCGGCTCAAGCAGGAGGAGCAGCCGCCGCCGCCGGCCCTGCCGGCGTGGGGCAAGGAGCTGTGGACGACCGTGCTGGGGCTGTCGGCGGATGTGGACGCCTGGCGGGATGAGCGGCGCCAGGAGCGGATCGAGGATGGCAAGGATCGCGATCGGGCCCGGCGCATTCAGTACACCTTCTTCGTCGCCCTGGCGGTGTGGATGAGTGTCCTGACGATCGCGCTCCTGTGGTTCGGCGCCGAAGTATGGCGCATGACGGAGTTGTGGAGATAGCATGGCGCAGCGGACCATCACCTATGTGCTGACCCAACCCGACGGTGACCCGTGGGAAGGTGCGGTCGTCATGTTGACGCTCGTCACGGGCTTTGCCACGGGCGCGCGCTATGTCGCGCCCGGCGAAACCGTCAGCAGTGTCAGTGACGATGCCGGCGCGGGGACGCTGGTGGTGGAAGTCCCCGATGACGGCGCGGCGACGTGGGTCGTATCGCTCCCCGACGGCCGCCACGGTATCCAGGTGGCGGCCGGCGCGTCCACGACGCTGCACGCCCTGCTCGCCGCCGCCCAGACGCTGCCCGCGCCGTCCGCGCTCGCCGCGCACGCCGCGACCATCGCCAGCGCGGGCGCGCTCGGCCACGTCCGCGTCGGCTCGGGGCTTGCCATCGACGGCGACGGCATCCTCAGCGCGACGGGCGGCGGCGGGGGCGGGGGCGTCACGGACCACGGCGCGCTGACGGGGCTCGCCGACGATGACCACCTCCAGTACCACACGGACGCCCGCGGCGACGCGCGCTACAGCCCGCTCGGGCACGCGCACCCCGGCGTGTACGACCCGGCCGGCACGGCCGCCGCCGCCGTCGCCGCACACGCCGCCGCCGCCGACCCGCACCCCGGCTACCTGACGGCGGCCGAAGGGAACGCCGCCTACTGGCCGCTCGCCACCGACCTGGCCACGCAGGCCGAACTTGACACGCACGCCGCGCTCACCACCGCCGCCCACGGCGGGATCGTCGCCGCAACCGACCCGCGCCTGACGGACGCACGCACCCCCACGGCCCACGCCGCCAGCCACCAGGACGGCGGCGCGGACGAGCTCGCGCTGGACGCCTCCCAGGTCACGAGCGGCACGCTCGCCGCCGCGCGCCTGCCCTCAGCTTCCACCACCGCGCCCGGCATCGTGGAGTTGGCCACATCGGCCGAGACCACCGCCGGCCTGGCGGTGCAGGCCTCGGATACGCGGCTGTCTGACAGCCGCACGCCTACGGCCCACGCCGCATCGCACGCCGCGGCCGGGAGCGACCCGCTTACCCTGGCGCAGTCGCAGGTGACGAACCTCACCACGGACCTGGCGGCCAAAGAGCCGGCGCTGGGCAACCCCGGCACAAACGGCTATGTCCTCAGTAGCACCACGGCCGGCGTGCGCTCGTGGGTTGCGCCAGGCAGCGGCGGGGGCGCTCCCCAGGACGTGACCGGCGGGGTGCTGTTCGATCACTTCCTGGGGCCGATCAGCACCACCACCGCCACCGGGCCGCTCCTCCTCGTGGGCTCGGTGGGCGGGGCCGGGAGCGCCACCGGCAGCATCGCCACCCCCGACGCCGGGACGCTCGGCATCGTGCAGCTCACCCCCGGCACGACGACCACCGGCCGCGCCGGGGTGTTCAGCGCGCTCAATGCGCTGCGCTTCGGCGCGGTGACGCAGCGCGTTGCGTTCCGCTTTCAGTTCCCGAGCCTCGTGGACGGCACGGAGAGCGGCGCGATCTATCTCGGCTTTATCGATCTCCAGACCGGCGCGCCCACGGACGGGGCGTACCTCTACTGGGATAACACCCTCGCGAACTTCCGCGCCCGGACGCGGAACAACTCTACTGAGACGGATACCGATGTGGGCGTGGCCCCGGCCGCGGCGACGTGGTACACGCTTGTCGTCACGGTTAACGCCGCCGGCACGAGCGTGGACTTCGCCCTCACCCCGGACGGCGGGAGTACGACCACCGTTACCAACACCACGAACATCCCCACGGCCGCGGGCCGCGAGACCGGCATCGGCGCGAACATCATTAAGAGCGCCGGCACGACGGCGCGCGCAATCTATCTCGATTACTGCCGCTTTGCCTGGGGATCGGAGGTTGCCTGATGCGCCTGCTGCTTGCCGCCCTTGCCCTTTACCTGTACGACTGTACCGGCGTCACCTGGGACGAAGCGCCGTACCGTAAGAATCCGTTTGTGACCGGGGCGAACTGATGGCGCGTGGCCGCCACGTTTACGGTGTTTAGACATGCCCTTCCAGCCTGGCAACCCGGGCGGCCCCGGCCGCCCCCCCAAAGTGGTTGAAGACGCGAAGCAGAGCGTGTTGCTTCGGCTGTTCGACGAAAAGGCCGAAGAGGCTGCGGTGCGGGCGATGATCCGGGAGGCGAAGCGCGGCAACGTGCCCGCCTTCAAAGAGCTGATGGACCGCAAGTACGGCAAGGTCAAGGATCAGATCGAGATGAGCGGCGCGAACGGCGGCCCGCTCCTCGTGCGCGAAGTTGTGATTGAGGTGCCGCGTGTCCCTGTGGACCCAGCCGAGTCCACATAAGTACACGACGCGCTTTCACGCCGGGCAGGTGCGCGCGTGGCGCAGCACGGCGCGCTTTGTCGTGGTGCTGGCCGGCACGCAGAGCGGAAAGACGGCCTGGGGTCCACTGTGGCTCAAGCGCGAGATCGACCACCGCGGCCCCGGCGACTATCTGGCCGTCACCGCGTCGTACGACCTGTTCAAACTCAAGATGCTCCCGGCCCTGCGCGAGACGTTCGAGCACGTGTACGGTAGCGGGCGGTACTGGAGTGGGGACCGCGTGATCGAGTTGCGCGACCCGGCGACGGGGGAGTTTTGGGCGAAGCACGCCGACGATCCGATGTGGGGGCGCATCATCCTGCGCTCGGCGGAGAGCGGCGGCGGCCTGGAGAGCAATACGGCGCTGGCCGCGTGGCTGGATGAGGCCGGGCAGGACTCATTTACGCTGGAGACGTGGGAGGCGGTGCGCCGCCGCCTCAGTCTCAGCCAGGGGCGCGTGCTGCTCACCACCACCATCTACAACATGGGGTGGCTGAAAACCGCCCTGTATGACAAGGCTGCTGCGGATCCGCAGATCGACGTGATTCAGTTCGACAGCATCGAGAACCCGGCCTTTCCGCGCGCCGAGTGGGAAGAGGCTGCGCGCACCCTTCCCCGGTGGAAGTTCGACATGTTCTACCGCGGGCGCTACACCCGCCCGGCCGGCATGGTGTACGACTGCTGGGACCGCGCGCGCCACACCATCCCGCGGTTCGCCATCCCCGACGCGTGGCCGCGCTACGGCGGCCTGGACTTCGGCGGCGTGCATACCGCTGCGGTGCGCGTGGCGCAGGAGCTGGGACCGGATGGCGCGCCCACGGGACGCCTGATTGTGTATGCCGAGTACCTGGCGGGCGAGCGCACCAGCGCGCAGCACGCGCAGGCGCTCCTCGCAGGCGAGCCGCACACGCCGGTCTACGTCGGCGGCGCGGCGAGCGAGGGCCAGTGGCGGCGCGAGTTTCGGGTCGCCGGGCTGCCCGTCAAGGAGCCCGATCAGCCAGCGGTGGAGGTGGGGATCAACCGCGTGTACGGCGCGCTCGCCGACGGGAGCCTGCTGATCGTTGACGACCTGGCCGGGCTGATCGGCGAGATCGAGAGCTACCGCCGCGTGCTCGATGCGGCCGGCGCGCCAACCGAGGCCATCGAGGCCAAGAGCACGTACCACCGTCTCGACGCGCTGCGCTATATCGTCGGCTGGCTGCGCCGCAGCAGCCGTGTGGGGATGCGATGAGGCTGATCGACCGCGGCTACTACCTGGACCACCGTCTCGACGCGCTGCGCTATATCGTCGGCTGGCTGCGCCGCAGCAGCCGTGTGGGGATGCGATGAGGCTGATCGACCGCGGCTACTACCTGGAGGCGAAAGCCGAGTACGACGGGCGGGCGCTGCCGTTCGTGCCGACGTGGACACGCGCCTCGTTCCTCACGCCCACGTGGGCGCGCCTGGTGGACGAGGGCTACGGCGCCAACGCCGCCGTCCATAGCTGCATCACACGCCTGGCGCTCGCCTACCAGCAGCCACGCCCCGTCGTGCTGCGCGCCACCGACGGCGAGCGGATGCCCGGCCACCCCTTGCAAGCGCTCCTCGACCGCCCCAACCCGCTGATGAGTTACCCCGAGCTGGCGCTGTACGTTGCCACGTACAAGGCCATCGGTGGGCAATGCTACCTGTGGAAGCAGCGCAGCGCCGCCGGGCGCGTCGTGGCGCTGTGGCCGTTCCACGCCGGGCACGTCGAAGTCATCCCCGGCGCGTCGACGTGGATCGACGCCTACGTGTACGACGCGGGCGACGGGCAGAAGTACCGCCTCGAACGCCAGGACATTGTCCACCTGAAGTGGCCGGCGGTCGATCCGTCGCAGCCCTGGCAGGCGCTGCCGCCCTTGCGCGCCGTGGCGCGCGAGGTGGATACCGACAGCGAAGCTACCCGGTATATGTACGCCCTGCTCGCCAACGACGCCACGCCCCGCACCGTGGTGGAGATGCCCGAAACGGCCGCACTCTCCGAGTACGAGTATGCGCGCATGAAGCAGGCGTTTCAGGCGAAGTTCGGCGGCGACCTGCGCGGCGACGTGGCGATCCTCGAAGGCGGCGCAACGATCAATCGCCTCTCCCTCAACATGGACGAACTGGCCTTCGACGCGCTGCGCAAAGTCCCCGAGGCGCGCATCGCCGCGGCCTTCCTCATCCCCGTCGAGTACAGCGGCCTCAACGTCGGCCTCGAGCACTCCACCTACGCGAACGTGGCGGAGGCCCGCGCCGGCTTCTTCGAAGACACCATCTCGCAGCTCTGCGCACTTGACGCGGCCGAGTTGACGGCCGACCTTGCGCCGGAGTTCGGCGGGGGCGTGCGCATCGAGCATGACTTCAGCCGCGTCGTGGCGCTGCAAGAGAACGAAGACGCGAAGTACACCCGCGTCATCGCCGGGTGGGACAAGGGCCTGCTCGGGCGCAAGGAGGCGCGCGTCAAGCTGGGTCTTCCCGACGAGCTGCCGCCGGATGACGCGTACAAGGCTGCTGCCCCCGCGCCCACGTTCGGCCCGCCCGATGCCCCCGCCGATGATGCCGACGAACTGCCGGGCAAGGCGCGCCGCGCCCCGGCGACGAAGGCCCGGCCGCTGGAGACGATTGAAGCCCGGCTGCAGCGCGACGTGGCGCGGTACCTCGCCGGCCAGTACGCGCAGGCCGCCCGCGTGGTGGAGGCGCTCGCATGACCCCGTTGACCGACACGGAGCGCAAAGAACTGGAAGACGCCTACCGCCAGGCCATCGGCACGGTGCGGGCGCTCGCGCGGGCGCTCGGCAAGCCGTGTCCTATCCCCACTCGTGAGGAGCGGCGCAGCCCTCCATCTCGCCCCCTTGCGCGCCGTGGTATACTCGATACGGACAAGCGATAACGATTCCGCCCTTCGCTGCACAAGCCAGCGGCGCGATGCCCCCACGCGGGGCGCGCGCCGCTTTTTCGTTGGCAACCGATGCGCATAGACGCTGATCAGCTCGGACTTGATCTTGGGGACGGCATCGGCCTGCTGCTGCGCCGGTACTACCCGGTGCTGCTGCGCCAGGCGTTTCAGGACGCGGGGATCGCCCTCAGCATGGACCTGGCCTTCGACGTAGACAACCCGTTCGTGCAAGCGACGCTCGCCGACCTTGCCAGACTGGTGCGCGGCGTGGCCGACACCACGCGCGAGGAGATCCGCGCGCTCATCGGGCGGCAGGCGGACGAGGGCTGGAGCATCGCGCGCCTGGCGGATGAGATCCGCGCCCACGGCGTCACCGCCAGCACGGCCCGCGCGGAGGCCATCGCCCGCACCGAGACCGCCGCCGCCTACTCGCGCGGCAGCCTGCTCGCGTATGAGGAGAGCGGCGTCGTGGGCGCGGTGGAGTGGCTGGCCGGCCCGGACGAGTGCCCGGAGTGCGCGGCCCTGAGCGGCACGCGCGCCCCGCTGGGAGCGACGTTTGCGGATGGCACGCCGCACCCGCCGAAACACCCGAACTGCCGCTGCACACTGCTGCCCGTACTGGAGTAATGCCGATGGAGTACAAGATCCTCGCCGCGGACGTGAAGATCGCCGATGACGGGGCCGGCTCCCTCACGGGCTACGCCTCGACGTTCTCAAATTGGGACAGCGTGGGCGAGCGGCCGGTCAAGGGCGCGTTCGCCCCGCACCTGGCCGACTTCCTCAAAGACGGCTTCATCGCCATCGGCCACGATTGGACGGCGCTCCCCGTCGCCACGCCCACCGAGGCGCGCGAGGATGACCACGGGCTGCTGCTCAAGGCCGACTTTCACAGCACCCCGGCGGCGCAGGCCGCGCGCACCGTCACCAACGAACGCCTGGCGCGCGGCAAGTCCGTGAAGCTCTCCATCGGCTACGAGGTGTTGCAGGACGAGTACGTTGACGAGGGCCGGCTGCTGAAAGAGATCAAGTTGTACGAGGTGAGCCTCGTCACCGTCCCCGCCAACCCCCTGGCCTCAGTCACCGCGAGCAAGCGCCTGCCGCTTGCCGATCAGTCCGACGCCGTGCTGGCCGCGGTCAAGGACTATACCGACCGGCTCATCACCCTCCGCGACTTGCGAGCCAAAGAGGGGCGGGTGTTGAGTGGGGACAACCGCAAGCGGATCGAGACCGCCATCGACGCGCTGGACGGCGCGGTCGTGGCGCTGAGGGATCTGCTCGCGGCGAGCGAGCCCCGCAAGAGCATGACCGACACGCACGCCCTGCGCGCGGCCTGGGAGGCCCAGCGGCAGCGGCTGCGCGACTTAGGAGTGTTTGCATGAGCAGGCAGCGCGAACAGCAGTTGCTCACGGAGATCGCCGAGCGGTCGAATCGCGTCAAGGCGATTTGGGACGCGGCCGGCGACGAGCAGCTCGACAGCAAGACCAAGCAGGACGTACTCACGCTCAACAAGGAAATTGAGGAGCGTGAGTACGAGGTGAAGGAGATCCGCGAGCAGCGCGAGCTGCGCGCCGCGAACGAGCAGCGCCAGCGCGATCTCCACCAGCCGGCGGCCTTCCTCCCGACGCCGCAGGCGAAGGCCGACGCGCCGGCCGCGCCGCAGACGGTGGGCGAGCAGGTGCTCGCGGATCCCGACTTCAAGGCGTGGCGCGAGCGCATTGCCGGGAAGGGCGTCACCCGCGCGCAGTTCGGCAACAGCCCGGCCGTGGGGCTGAAGACCCTCGTGACGGGCGTGAGCAGCACCAGCGCGGGCGCGTTCGTCACCACCGACCGGCTCGGCATCGTCGACGCGGGCGTGTTTCGCCGCCCCCTGACGGTGCTGGACCTCCTCACCACCGGCACCACCGACAGCGACACGGTGGAGTACGTGCGCGAGGGCACGCACACCAACAACGCCGCGCCGGTGGCGGAGGCCACGGCGACGGGGGACGGCTCGGGCGTCAAGCCGGAGAGCGCGATGGCGCTGGCGATCGTGACCGAGACGGTCAAAACGATCGCCCACTGGATTCCGGCCACCCGCCGGGCGCTCGCCGACGCCGGCCAGATGCGCACCCTGATCGACAACTTCCTGCGCTACGGACTGGAGGAGGAGCTGGAGGATCAGGTGCTCAACGGGACCGGCGCGGGCGAGAACTTCACCGGCATCTACAACACGACCGGCACCAGCACGCAGGCGTACAGCACGAGCCTGCTGGAGACCACCCGCAAGGCGCGCACGCTCGTGATGACGCAGGGGCGCGCGACGCCCACGGCGTACCTGATGCACCCGACTGACTGGGAGGCGTTCGACCTTCTGAAAGACGCCGAGAACCGCTACTACTTCGGCGGCCCGTCGGTGCTGGGCACCCCGCGCCTGTGGGGCCTGCCGGTGGTGGAGAGCGAGGCCAACACCGCCGGCCACGCGCTCGTCGCCGACTGGCGGCTGGCGGTGCTGTGGAACCGCCAGGCCGCGCAGATCCTTGTCTCTGACAGTCACTCAGACTTCTTCGTCCGCAACCTGATCGCCATCCTGGCCGAGATGCGGGCGGCTTTTGGGGTGATTCGTCCGGCGGCCTTCGTCGAGATCGACCTGACGGCGTAGGAGGGACCATGAGCACGCTTAACGGCCGCGCCCTGCGCGCGGTGGAAGACAAAACCGCCAACTACACCGTCACCGCCACCGACATCGGGAAGACGTTCACCAACGCCGGGGCGACGGGGGCGATCACGTTCGCGCTCCCGGCTGCCACGGTGGGGTTGTGGTACCGCTTCGCGGTGGGCGCGGCGCAGGCGCTCCAGATCGACCCGAACGGCACGGAGACCATCGCGCTGCCCTCCACCGGCGCGCAGTCGGCGGCGGGCAAGTACATCGCGGCCGACGCGGTGGGCGAGTTCGTCGAGATCTTCTGCGCGGTGGCCGGCGATTGGAACGTCGCCAGCTACATCGGCACATGGACCGCCGAGGCGTAGCCCGCTGCCTGATTTGCGGGGCCGCGCACGCGCGGTGCGGCCCCGATCATCTGGTCTACCCACCGGTGGACCTGGGGGTGATTATGGCTGATACCCGCTATACCGCGGATCGCCGCCTGTACCTGGATGCCGATGGCAACGTGGTGGAGGCCGACAACCCGGCCCGCCGCACGCTGCTGGTGGCGGCCGGCGGCACGCTGGACATGGACACCGCCCGGCGCTACGGGCTGGTGGCGGACCCCGACGCCGAGAAGGCACTCGCCGCCCCGCCCGCGAACAAGGCGCAGACGAAGCCGCCCGCGAACAAGGGGAAGGACGCCTAGATGGCGTACGCCACCGTCGCCCAACTACGCGACTATCTGCCGCAGATCCCCGCCAGCATCGCCACCGACGCGCGGCTGGGCGACATCCTGGCGCGCGCCTCGCAGGTGATCGACACCGAAGTCGGCTACAGCTTCACCGTGCCCCCCACGGTGAGCACGCGCGTGGTCTACGGCGACGGCACAGACTATCTCATCCCGCCGCCGTTCGTCGCCGGGAGCGTGACCGGCGTCACCGCGCCGGCCGGCTTCACCGTCCCCACCTACGTGGCGCAGGGGCGGGCGCGGGTGGTCCTGCGCGACGGGCTGCTCGCGCCCGCCTACGCCCACGCGAGCCTGGCGGGTTGGCCGTACGGGCGCGTGGGCGGCTGGCTGGCCGGCGTGCCCTATACCGTGACGGCGACGTACGGGCACGCGAGCGTGCCGGCGGATATTGTCGAGTGCTGTCTCGAAATCGCGGTCCGCATCTGGCGCGGGCGCGACGCGGGCTTCAGCGATGTGGTGGGCGTGGAGGGCAGCGGCGCGGTGGGGCATAACGGCGCGCTGCCGGCGCTGGTGCGCCGCACGCTGGACGCCTACAAGATAACGACCGCGGTAGGTGTGTGGTGACGCCGGACGAACTGGCCGACAAACTCGACCCCGCCGCGCTGCGCACGGAGCTTGAGCGCGCGATGGCGCGCGCCGTCCTGGTGGCGGAGGCCAACGTCAAGCGGGTGACACCCGTCCGCACCGGGCATCTGCGGCGCAGCATCACCGGGCGCGTACAGAAGCGGGGGGCGGAGGGCGTGGTGGGCACGAACGTCGTGTACGCCCGGCCGGTGAACGCGCGCCGCCGCTACATGGAGCGCGGGCTGAACGCCAGCCAGGGGGCGATTGCGTCCATCCTGGCGGACGCCGGGGCGGCGTGGGCGGCGGAGGTGGCGTCGTGAGCTACACCGCTGCCGTTGCCGGGCTGCTGGCGCGCCTGCGCAGCGTCGACGGGCTGGCCGCCGTGGTCCACGGCGAGCCGACCGCGGTGCATGAAGCGCCGATGGTGTACGTGCTGTTCGCGGGGCTGGGGCGCGACCAAAGCCGCGGGCAACTCGTCGCGAACGTGTACCGCGTGGACGTGCGGCTGGTGGTGGCCTGGCAGGACAACGCCGCGGCGGAAGACGAGCTGGCGTCATTCGTGAACGCCATCCCGGCCGCGTTCGACGCCGCGGGCATCGACGGCGCGGGCCACCGCTACGCGACGCTCGGAGGGGCGGTCAACGTGGCGCGCGTGGCCGGGGCGCGCTCGGGGGAGGCCAGCGGCTTCCACGTCATCGCCGGCACGACCTACCGGACGGCGACGTTTGAGATCGAGATCGTGGACAAGGGCGCCGGAGGGAGCGGGATATGACGACTGCACGCTATTACGATGCCGACAAAAACGCGGACGGCGCGTCCCTGCCGGGCGTGCCGCTGCGCGACCTGACGGACGCGGAGTTCGACGCGCTGCCCACGTACCTTCAGCGCAGCGTGGACACCGCGCCGTTCTACCGCAAGTCGAAGCCAAGCGAGGCCAGCCGGCGCGCCGTGCCCCGCCGGGATGAGGAGGATCGCTGATGCCAGCCGCCGAGCTGCCCTTTGAGTACATGGCCGTCGCGCTGGAAAGCACGCGCGGAACGGCGGTCACGACGCCCACGCACTACCTGCCGATGGCCGGCACCCTCACGCCGGTACGGGAGAAGTACCGCCCCGCCGAGAGCCGCGGCACGCTCGCCGAGTTCTACCGCTCGAAAACCGTCCGCACGCGGTCAGAGTGGACGGCGGAGGGCGGGGCCGATCCCAACTACGCGCCACTGCTGTTCAATATGGCGGTCAAGGCCGTCACCAGCCCGTCAACCCCCACCAACGGCGTGCTCACCCGCCTGTGGACGTTCGCGCCGACGATGACCAGTGACGACCTCAAGAGCGCGACGATCGTGTTCGGCGACCCGAACGTCCAGATCTTCCAGGCCGCCTACTGCATGGCCGAAGAACTGACGATCAGCGCGAACGCCGATAGCACCGACGGGGCCACGTGGTCGCTGAAGGGCGGCGGCAAGTTCCCCACGCGGGTGGCCGATCCGACGCTGCCGGCGCAGGCTGTCGGTGACCTGCTGATGCCCGGCGCGATGCAGCTCTGGATCGACACCAGCTCGGCGATTGGGACGACCGAAGTCACCGGGCGGTTTATTTCGACGAATTGGACAATCCCCACCGGCGTGGGCTACAAGTACTATGCGGGCGGCCCGACGGGCGGGCTGGGCTTCACAAAGACCGGGCGCGCCAAGCGCAGCGCGAAGGCCACCATCGTGGTGGAGCTGAACGACACCAGCATCGACACCGGGAAGGAGTACGACACCTGGGAAGCTGATACCGTCGTAAAGATGCGTATCCGGCTCAATGGGTCGCTGATCGAAAGCGTCACGCCTGACTACTACAGCTACATCCAACTGGACATTTACGGACCGTTGGATGCGTTCAGTTGGGGCGAGGTGGCTGGCACGAACCGCACCATGCAGTTCGAAGTAACGAGTGAGTACAACGCCACCGCCGGGTACGACTTCGCGCTGTACGCGCAGAACACAAAGACGAGCGTGTAAATGCCACGGTATTTTGTGACCGATCCGCCGGTGGCCGTACCCGAGTTCAACCCGGCCACGACGGCGAGCGACCAGCCGCCGAACGTCATCTACATCCGGGCGCGCATGGATGTCGAGACGCGCGGCAAGGTGATGAGCGAGCTGTTCACGCTGGATGCGGGCGGTACGGCGGTGGACGCGCGGCTCGGCGCGAACGAAACCGCGCTCTTGGTGCATAATATCGTGCGCTGGGAAGGGCCGGACCTCGGGGGCGTGCCGTGTACGCCGGAAACCATCCGCCGGCTCGATCCGACGGAGCCGCACATCGCGCGGGTGCTGGCAGAGATCACGCGGCGCAACGCCCCGGCGGCGAGCCCAAACCCAAAATCCCCCGGCGGCAGGCCCTCTACGAGCGGTGGCGCGCCCGTTTGGAGCGCCGGCCCGCGCGCGGCAGCCGGCCGCCCCGCCCCATCGGCGACTTTGATCTCGCCGTCAGCCTTGCCATCCGCTTCGGATGGACACCCGAACAGATCGGACGGCTCGACCCCGACTACGTTGACGAACTCCTCGCCCGACTAAGCGCGGAAGACGACCTCCGCGCGGAACAGGAACGGCGCATCCATGGCCTCACAGGCAACGCTTGAACTGCTGATCCGGCTCAAAGACGAGGCCAGCGCGGGGCTCGACCGCATCCGCGGCACGCTCGGCGACGTGGCGGGGCTGGCCGGCGGCGCGGCGCTGGTGGGCGTGGCCGGACTCGGCGCGGGCATCCTCGGCGGCGCGGCGGCGGGCTTGCAGTTCAACAATTCGATGGAGCAAGTCACCGCGCAGCTCAACGCCTTCACCAAAGACGGCGAAGCGAGCGCGCAGATCCTGGACATGATTAAGGCGCGGGCGGCCAGCACGCCGTTTGCGTTCGAGGAGATGGCGCGCGCCACGGCGTCCCTGCTCCCGGCCGCGAAGCAGAGCGGCGCGGAGCTCGAAAGCCTGGTGGGCGTGGCCGAAATCCTCGCGGCGTCGAACCCGGCCGAAGGGCTGGAGGGCGCGGCGTTCTCCATCCGCGAAGCCCTCTCCGGCGACTTCGTGTCCATCGTCGAACGCTTCAATCTGCCCAAGCAGCGCCTGAACGAACTCAAGGAGCAGGGCGTCCCGGCGATGGAGGCCATCCGCATCGCCATGAGCGAGATGGGACTCGACGCCGAGCTCGTCACCAACATGGCCGGCACGATGACCGGCCGGTGGAGCACGTTTCAGGACACGCTGACGAACCTTGCCGCCACCGCTACGCAGCCGATCTTCGACGCCATGAGCAGTCAGCTCGGCACGCTGAACGGCGTGCTGGAGGAGAACCAGCCGCAGTTGCAGGCGCTCGCCGAAACCATCGGCGCGGTGCTGGGGCAGGCCGTGACGTGGCTCATCACCGAGGGCATCCCCGGTATGATCGCGGGCTGGCAGGCCGTGCAGCCGGCCCTTCAAACCGTAGGCGACATCATGACCGGGACGGTCATTCCGGTGCTGGCGCAGATCGTCGGGTTCGTGCAAGCGAACTTGCAGCCCATCCTCGCCGGGCTCGCGGCGGCGCTGCTGGTGGTCGTGGTGCCCGCCTTCATCGCGTGGGCAACCGCGGCCGGCGCGGCGGCTATCGCTACCATCACCGCGCTCGCGCCGGTGGTGATTCCCATCGCCGCCATCGGCGCGGCCGTCGCGCTCCTCACGGCGGCCTGGCAGAACGACTGGGGCGGTATCCGCACCACCTTGACCCAGGTGTGGAACCAGACGCTCCGCCCCATCTTCGATCAGCTCAAGCTCTGGCTGGCGACGACGCTGACGAACGCGATTCAATCCCTCACGAACTTCTGGAATGGCACGCTGCTGCCCGCTTTCCGCGCCGTGGCGAGCTTCATCACCGGCACGGTCATCCCCGCCGTGCAGAGCATCGTCACGTGGTTTGGCAATGTCGTGAGCAAGGCCGGCGAGGTGGCGAGCGCGGTGGGGGAGCGCCTGGTGGGGCCGCTGCGCACGGCGGCGGATGTCATCAAGGGCGCGCTGGTGCAGGCCGTCAGTGACGCGCAGGGCAAGTTGACGGCGCTGGCCGGGTGGTTTCACAGCATCCGCGATGCGGCGGCGGGCGTGGTGGAGTGGATCGGCCGGGTGCTTGACCGCATCGCGGAGGCCGCAAGCGTCGCTATCCCCGACTGGCTGGAAGGCCGCAGCCCGCCGCCGATGGCCGACTGGCTGAACTGGATCGCCGAGGGGGCCGAGCGCGCCGCCGGGGCGCTGCCGGCCGTGGGCGCGGCCCTGCCGGCGGGCGGGGCGGGGGTGCCGGCCGTGGGCGCGACGGCCGGGAGTGGCGCGCCGGCCGTGGTGCGGCTGGTGCTGGATGAGGCGGGGCTGCGCGGGCTCATCCGCGCCGAGATTGACGCGAGCCTGACGGACATTGCGCGCACCGGCGCGCGACGGAGACGCACCGCATGACCATTTCCTCGCTCGTGCTGACGGACGGCACGACCACGGCGACACTGACGGACGGCACGAATTACGCGCTGACCCTGGCGGGCTGGGCGCCGCAGGTGGCGGGGGTGCGCGAGAACCAGCTCGGCGCCCACGGCCCGTACGCCGACGTGACCGAGGAGATCGAGCTTGACGTGATGGGATCGTCGCTCTCCGTGCTGCTGGCGAACCTGGCGCGGCTGTCCACGCTCGTCACGCAGGCGCAGCGGTGGGCGGACGGCGAGCTGGGCGTGAGCGCCGTCACCCTCCAGATCACCATGAGCGGCGGCAGCGCGTACGAGGCCGTGGTGCTGGGCGGGGAGGTGGAGCCGCCCGCGACGTATGCTGACAAGCTGCCGGTGCTGGAGTTCGAGCGCGTGACGCTGCGGGTGGTGCGGCGCGGCGCGTGGCTGCTGGCGGCTGAGACGGCCGCGACCAGCGCCAGCACGGCCGTCGGGAACGTGTGGACGATCACGCTTGCCAGCAGCCACGAACACCTGAGCCCGGTGCGGCTCACGTGGACGATGCCCGTATCGGGGCGCGACCCGGTGGACGGCGTGCTCATCGTCGCCAATAGTAGCAGTGACCTCGCGGTGCTGGAAGGGGAGACGCTGGGGGCCGGGGGCGCGTTCAGCACCACCAGCCCGGCGGGCTCGGCGGTGGCGCGCGGCGGCTCGGTGCTGCGCTTCACCACGCCGGCCGGACTGCGCGAGTCGCGGGCGTTCAGCTACGCCAACATCCCCAGCGTGCTCAAGAGCGGGCCGGCGCGCGTGGATGTGTGGGCGGTGGGCTACGCCGAGCCCGACGCGCTCTTTACCCTGCGCTGGTACTACCGCACGGCGGGGGAAGTCACGGCGAACCGCTACACCACCGCCATTCCGGTGCTGGGCGAGGACAGCGTGACGAAGGTGTTTCACGCGGGCACGTTCGACGTGCCCGAGGCGGGGATCGCGGCACTGAGTCTGGACATGGAAGGGCCGACGGCCGGCGACATCTTTGACCTTGACTACTTCGTGTTTGTGGTGCGGAAGCCCACCACGTTTCTGACCGCCCCGTCGCTGTACGCGGATACCAACGTCTTTGGCAGCGGCAACGCGCTGCGCGGCCTGTGGGACGCGACGCAGACGACCTACCCCGATCCGATTATCGGGCTAGAGCGTACCAGCGGCGGCACGACGCGCACCACGGTGAGCGCGGCCGGCGACCTGTGGGTGGGCGCGCAGGGCGGCACGCTGGCCGGCATCTGGCTGGCGGTGGAGATGGGGATCTACCGCTACCCGAGCACGGACGGCGGATCGACCGCGCTCTCGTCAACGTTCTCCGTGCAGCGCCGCCGGGCACATCGGGTGGTGTCATGACGCTCGAGATCCTGCTGCGCACCGCGACCGGGGACGTGGTGGCGAACCTCACGCGCCGGCTGACGGCGGGGGCGCTGGACACGGATGTCCACGGCCCGGCCGCGCTGAGTGTCACGGCGCGGATGCCGCAGATCGCGGACCAACTGCGCTACTACGACCGCGAGGGCGGGCTCTTTCTCGATGTGCTGGACGGCGGCGCGCCGCTGTGGCATGGCCGGCTGGAAGAGGTGCTGGTGGGGCCGGGCGAGCTGACGCTGACGGCGTACGGCGCGTGGCGGGCGCTCAGTGACGCGCGCTACACGGCGCTGTGGAGCGCGACCGGCGTGCAGGAGTGGGAAACCCTGACAACGGCCATCGCGTCAGCCTACGCCGATCAGAAACACGCCTTCCGCAAGGATACCGCGCTGTATTGGACGATCAAGCGCGGCATGGCGCTCACCAACGGCGGCGGCAGCGTGGCGGGGATGTACTACGCCGCGCCCGACGGCGGGGCACGCGACATTACCGCCGTGGCGCTGGACTATACGATGACGCTGCCCAACAACTGGGTGCTGCGCGTCGGCAGTTGGACGGCGGATTTCGGGGCGTTTACCTCCGAGTACACCGTGACCGCCACCGGCAGCCCGCAGAGCGGGTCACTGCTGGTGCCGCTGGCCGCCGCCCGGCCGATCGTGCTGATCGACACCTACAACAACACCGGGGGCACCTACACCAACACGCAAGATGATGGCGTGTGGTTCGTGCGCATTGACGATGTGCGGGTGACTACGAACGCCCTTCTGGTGGACACGGTGATCACGGTGACCGCATTCAGCGGCGCCACCAGCATCACCGTGGCGGATACGACCAACATCACGCCGGGGTTGGTGCTGATCCTCCAGACGAGCGGGGGGGCGCTGC